TAAGGGGGAGGGGGCTCATGGAAGAATACTCAGAAAAAAATATAAAAGAATTGGAAAACCAGTTACTTTCCAAAATCGGTAATTTCAGCACACGAAAGAAAGATGCGATTCAGTACGAAAAAGTTCACCGCTATCTCTATCTGGTCCGCCTACTTTATGAGTTGAAAGAACGACTCAAACAGGACGGATTAGTTATCACTGTTCACAACGGGCAGCAAAGATTTCAAAAAGCGAACTCGTTGATCAAAGAAATCAACACAACCAGCAATCAGCTACTAGCAATTGAGCGATCATTCGATTTTGAAGTTGAAAATTCGCCAGTGGAGAAAAAGCCACCATCGGACGGAAGTGATCTATTGTGATTTCTCATCCTCTGATTGATGAATATATTGAACTTGCTGAGTCTGGAAAAATCAAAGTCAACAAAGAACGCTCACTGCTATTCAAGATCATCAAAGAAAAAATCTATCCGAGGGATGATTTATATTTTGACAATATTTTGATCGAAAAATATATCCAGTTCACTGAGAAGAATTTCTTCCCACTGGCTAAATATCAAAAATTTCTCACACCGTTTATATTCCTTTTCAGGAAAGAAGATGGGGAACCTCAATTCGATGAGTTCCTTCTTACTTTGGCCCGTGGGGGTGGTAAGAATGGTTTTATGTCTAGTCGAGATGCATTTTTTATCAGCCCACTATATCCAATTCGAGATTATGATGTGACTATCACAGCTAATTCGGAAAAACAAGGGAAAGTATCATTTGAGGAAGTTTATGAAACTGTCCAGAGAAGAGGACTGGAAGATCATTACTATTTGACAAAGATGTCTATTACAGGCCGAGGGAATAACTCGGTCTTTTCTTATCGGACGAACAATCCGAAAACAATGGACTCGGCTCGTGATGGCTGTCTTGAATTCGATGAAATTCACCAGTTTGAAAATGATTCTGCTGTTAAAATCCAGCGATCAGGACTTGGTAAGATTGCCCATGCTCGCACCTTCTACAATGGTACCAATGGGCATGTCCGTGAAGGGTTTTACGACAAGATGATTGAGAAATCAATGAAAATCTTGAATAGTGAACTTGAGGAGTTCCGCTTATTCCCATTTATCTGCAAGTTAGATGATCCGGAAGAAGTGGATGATATGAGCAACTGGCCAAAAGCAAATCCTATGCTGGATGAAACAACACCTTATGCCAAGCGTTTACTGGCCAGAACGAAAGCTGACTATGATGATTTGGAATTGGAACCATCAGGTAGACAGGAATTTATGACCAAGCGGATGAATCTGCCAGAAGCCGACATCGAAAAAGATGTCACCACTCGTGAAAAGTTAATGGCTGCATTGCGAAGCCCTGGCATAGATCTCTCAGGAAGATCTTGTGTTGCTGGTTTTGACTACGCAAGCATCAGAGACTTTGCCAGTGTTGGACTGCTATTTAAAAACGGTGATGAGTTTATCTGGAAGCAACACAGTTTTGCAAGAAAGCAATTTTTGGATATGTTTAAGATCAAGGCTCCAATCCGTGAATGGCAGGAGCAAGGGCTCTTTACTATCGTAGACGGTCCAAGTATAGATCCAAGATTACTTGTTGATAAATTAATCCAGTGGCGCAAGTTGTACAATATCGAAATTGTCTGCGCTGATGGATTTCGAATGGACCTGCTGAAACCATTGCTGGAAGAAGCTGATTTTGAGTATGAATTTTTGCGAAATCCAGGAGCGATACAGTCGAAGGTAGCTCCAATTATTGAAGATGGATTTGCGAACGAAAGATTCATTTTTGAAAACGACAAATCAATGCTCTGGTATACCGATAATACCTTTGTCAAAGAAGACAAAGACGGGAACAAGAGATTTTTGAAAAAGGAACCGTTGAGACGAAAGACTGACGGCTTCCATGCCTTTATTGCCGCTCTCTACAAGAGAGAAACTATTCAAGAGAGTACTGTTGGAGACTTTCTTGATGTGATTGAAGATTGGGAATTTTAGAAAGGACAACAAAATGAACAAACGAATGAAGAAAAAACAACACCTTGAACAAAAGATTCAATGGCTTGAATGTGAGCTTGCAGTAGTAAGCAAAGAAAACATGGAATTGTTGAACAAGATTGCTTCAATCAGTGCTGAATTGAACACTTTGAGCCAGTCCGTGAAGCGACATGAAGATATTTGTGGTCAAAATGTCGAACAAACAAATAAAGAGTTTGAATCAATCAAGAAGGAACTAAAACGCTCCAAAAAGTCTTTCTTTAAGCGATAAAAAATATCCGGGTGGGTGGTAGGCATAAAATTTTAGAAAGGAGGAGGTGCCTTGGGATGGCTAAATTTATTCAAGCGAGAAGTTCCAGAACCGAGTTTTGAATTTGATGAGCTGGAGCGGATCTTTGGAAATCTGCAACTAAAGAGCCTGTCGATTGACAAGGCTGCTGAATTTGTGGCCCGCATCTTTGCAAGGTCTGAGTTTAAGTTCATTGAGAATGGAAAAAAGAAGGCTACTGATTGGGATTATCTGCTAAATGTAAGACCCAACAAGAATGAATCTGCTTCTGAGTTTTGGCAAAAGGCGGTTTACCGCTTATTGACCAAGAATGAAGTACTGATTTTCTTGACGAATGATGATCAGTTATTGATTGCCGACTCATACATCCGACAGAAATATGCTGTGTTTGATGACACATTCACATCTGTGAGTTGTCAAGACTATACTTTCCAGAAACCATTCAAAATGAATGAAGTTATTTTCTTGCAATATAACAACAATCGTCTTCAAGAGTATTTTACTCAACTCTTCAATGATTATGAAAAACTACACACTCGACTGGTTGAAGCACTTGCACGAAATAATCAAATTCGTGGAGTACTCAGCACTAGAACGAATGCAAGTTTTGACGAATCAAAACGTGAAAAGATGCAACGATATGCAGACGGTCTCTTTAAATCATTTACGACAAAGACAGTAGCAATTGTCCCAGCTCAAGAAGGAATGGAATACTCAGAGCTGACAAACACTACCGGGACATCGAACCTATCCGTAGATGAGCTCAAGAAGCTCCGTAGGCAATTTGATGACGAGGTGGCCGACATCTTAGGGATTCCAACTGCGCTGATGCATGGAGACATGGCTAATCTGGAAAATAGTCAGAAGATGTTTAATAGCTATTGCTACCAGTCGCTTGTGAAAAAAATGAGCGATGGTCTGAACTTTGCTTTATTAAGTAAAAGCGAGTACAAAGACAATAAGCGTCTTGTCATTGTTGGTGAAGGACAAAGAGACAAATTCTCGCTTGCTCAAAGTATTGACAAGCTAATTTCTTCAGGATCCATGCTTATCAATGAAGTTCGTGAGGAACTTGGTCTTGAAGCTGTACCATGGGGCGACAAGCCTCTGATCACTAAGAACTATCAACTTGGTGAGGATGTAGAGAAGGGAGGTGAGAAAGAAGATGAAAGTGATTCCGATTAAAGGAACAATCGTGTCAAACGATGATGCTTGGCTTTATGATTGGTTCGGTTGGGACTGTACCGCTCCTAAAAATGTAGTACTTCCGGAAACTGGTGAGGACATCGAAGTCCATATCAATTCTGGTGGAGGAGATGTCTATGCAGGTAGCGAAATCTATACTGCATTACGGTCCTACTCAGGAAAAGTAGTTGTTAAAATCGTGGGAATTGCTGCAAGCGCAGCGAGCGTTATCGCAATGGCTGGTGATGTCGTAGAAATTAGCCCTACTGCTCAAATCATGATTCACAATGTGTCATCACGAGTTGACGGAGACCACAACGCTCTACTTCATGAAGCTGGAGTACTTGAAGGTTTTAACAAGTCAATCGCAAATGCTTATGTTGATAAAACTGGAAAAGCATTGGACGATTTATTGGATCTGATGAACAAGACTACCTGGTTCGATGCTGAATCAGCAGTAAATCAAGGATTTGCTGACAGAATCATGTTTGCCGGAGAGATTGCTCCTACGTTTGCTGCAAGCGAAACTCCAATGATCCCACATGATTTTATCGACAAGATGAAGTCAGCAATGACTCCAGATGTCGATAAAATCGCTGAGCTGGTAGCTAATAAGTTAGAAGCTCGACAGATTGCAAAAGAGACTTTTGAAAATAGTGAATTTGTACAGAAAAGATTCACCCTTCCAGAAAGTCCAGA